GGATTGCACGCAGCGTGTTGATCGGTTCGTTGCGGGCGAGCGCATTCGCTGGTCCGACTTGAATGTCGGTTCCGACGGTCAGGGTGGTTTCCCAGGTGCCGTTCACGTCGGAGTCGGTCTTGATGACGAGGCCCGTCAGGCTGGAGATGTCATCGACGATCGTGTACGTCGAGGACCTGGGCGTGTAGTACCGGGCCGTGGCGACGGTGTCGGCGTAGAAGCGTCGCCCACAGCGGCCGTCGATCTGTCGGCTGGCGGCGGTGATGCTGCGGTCGATGATCTTGTCGTCGATCGTGTCGGTGATGCGGAGCTGGTCGGTGAGATCAGCGCGCGTGCAGTAGCCGTTCGTGATCGCCACCAGGGCTCCTTGTTATTCGGCGGTCTTGCGGGGACGACCGGGCTTGCGAGCAGCGGTCTCCTTGACCGGCTCCACTGCTGCGGTCTCGGTGACCTTGGCGGGACCGGGTGTCGCGTCCGCTTCGGCGAGGCCGGCGGCGATGTAGTCGAGGGCTTCCTGCTCCGGCAGGTCAATGCTCTCGCCACGAGGGGGCCATTCGACGCCGTTGCGGGTGCCGGCGATGTCTACGAGCATGCGGATCTTCATGGGGTTGCCTCCAGGGCGTTGATGAGCTGGACGCCCCGTCCACCCGAGGGAGATCAGGTGGACGGGGCGGTCGCAGCGAGGGTGTTGCTGGACTAGCTGGCACCACCGACGAAGTGCTTGACCGCACCCGTCTGGTCGATGAGGACGCCGTCCGTGCGGAGCGTGACCCGGAAGGTCCGCACCGAGTAGTCGAAGGCGAAGTCGTCGCTGATCGCAACGTCGATGCCGTTGACCTCACGGATGTAGTACCGGTCCATCGCACCGAAGAGGATGGACTTCGCCGACGTGGCGGTCGAGGCGACCGACTCGTTGACGTACACCGGCTTCCCGAGGATGGTGTCGGCGTTGCCCTCGAGGCCCACCTTGAACACGAGGTCGTACGAACCGTACGTCCCGGTGTCGGCGCGCAGACCACGGACCTTGCCGAGGGTGGACGAGCTCATCATCCACCCGCAGTTCGGGGTGAGGCGGTACGGAGCGGTGACCGAGTGGTACAGGTCGATGATGTTCTGCACCGACGGAGCACCGGACACGCCCGTCCCACCGGTGACACCGGCGGTCGAGTTCGTGACGATGCCGTACGGCTGGCTCGAGCCAGAACCGGTGGTCATGTGACCACGGGTCGCGACACCGATGGCCGTACCGGCCTGACGACCGAGGAATCCGGCCACGTCCACGCCGGCGTCCAGGGCGAGCTCGTTGGAGAGCTGCACGAGGACGACGTACTTGTACGCGCCGAGGACTCGGCTGTTCACGAACGTCGGGTCCGAGGTGGACGCCTGCGAGCCTTCACCGACGATCGAGGCGGTGCTGAACGCCGACGTGGTCGGGACGTTCAGGTTCTCACCGGACTGGGTCGTGATGAGGGTCGCCACGTCACGGAGCGGGTTCGCCTGGACGAGGTGCTCCACGATCGAGCCGTACACCGAGGTCGGCGTGGCGCCGTAGGCGTTGGACTTGGAGATCGCGCGCTTCTCGAACCGGGCACCGCGAATCTTGCCGTCGAGCAGCGCACGGATCTGCGCGTTGTCGTCGGCCTCATCCTCGGGCTCCGGGTCGCCGGCCAGGAGGCCACCGACGCCGATGCGCTGACGGGACTCCTCGATGGCCTTGTCACGCTCGATGGCGTCGAGGATGCCCTTGCGGCGGGCGTCGAGCTCGTCGAGGTCCTTGTTGATCCGGTCGAACTTCTCCGCCTCCTCGGCGGTGAGGTCCCGGTTCTCCGCAGCGGCGGCGTCGAGGGTGGCCTTGGCCTCTTCCCACGCACGCGCACGCGCCTCGGAGATGCTGTTCACGATGTGCTGGTCGCTCATCTGAGTGCACTCCTTCCGAGTGACTTGAGGGTTGTTGGGGGCGCGCAGGGGGTGCTTGACGAGGGGCTGCCGCTGTACGGGCGGTGCGTGCTCGAAGTCCGGGCTGCAGGTTCCGGCATGCCCTGCCGGTATGGGTCTCAGCGCGAGTGGCTGTAGAGCTGGTGGTATCGCTGCGCCAGGGCGAGGGGCGTCGCCGTCTCGCTGTCGTCAGCGTCGTCTGTGGAGCGCACGGAGGCGCCTGCGGTGTCCGGGTAGGCCGGGAATCCGGTCACGACGGAAACCTCGTGGAGGGCGATTTCGTGGAGGGTGCGAGTGTCGTCTTCCCAGGAGTCACCATTGGCGGGGACTTGGAAACCGAAGCTCATTGAGTCCACGACGCCGGAGCGCATGAGCTCGGCGAGGTCGCGTGCGTAGGAGGTGTCCGGAAGTTCGGCATCGACCTTGAGGCCACGTTCATCCTCGGCGAGTGACAGGGTTCCGGAACGGGTGCTGGCGAGGACCATGTCCGAGTTGTGGTTGAGGTACATGCGGACATCGTTGTCACGAGCCAGGGTCCGCTTGAACGCACCGGGAGCGATGACCTCAGTGAACTCGCCGTTCGCACGGTCCCAGAGACGCTCCGACGGGCTGTTGAACACGGCCGCATACCCCGAGAACCGGACAGGTTCGTCGGCGGGCGCATCGATCGCGCGCTCCTCAAGCGTGACGGGAATCGTGACCTGCCGGAACTCGACGGTCTTCCCATGAGACTTGCGCGCCTCGATCGGCGTCTGACGGGCCCTGGGGGCCATGTCGTCACCCTCAGCGTCCTCGGTGGTGGTGGGACCGTTCGGGATCGCCGTGGAGGCCGTAGTGGCGAGGGGAGCGTCGGTGACGAGATCGGCAGGGATCACGGACAGCTTGCAGAGCCCATCGGGGTCGATGGTGCCGGCGACCCATTCGCAGGCACGCGGCCCTTCGTAGGAGACACAGTTCGCACAGTTCAGACCGTTCGCCTGCCACGGGTTGTCGCGTCCCTCGACGTAGTACGCCCCATTGGAGCCCCACGACTGGTCGTATTGACCGCACTCGGCGACGATCTCACCGATCTCATGTGCGAGCTCGAGTTGCCGCTTCGAGTAGCGGGCAGGCTCGTCAACATCGAGGAGGTCCGCGTTGACGCCGTCCTCGTTCATGGTCACGTCGAGCATGTGGTCGGGAGTACCGACGCTGATGACCTCGCGCTGGTCCATCTCTGTCCTTCTGGTGCGGGCCTGCTTGATCGCGTCTGCTTGGCGTGCGAACCAGCGACGCGCAGGCTCAGGATCGGTGGGGTCAATGCCCCAGAGGTAGTGAGCGACGGCTCCGGGTCCAGGCCACGAGTCGTTGTCCGGATTCGTGTTCTTGTCGGCCTGCAGGTCAACTGCATGCCGTTGACCCCAAGCGTTCGCTCGGATCACCTTGTCGGAGCTGATCTGTCCGCCGGCCATAAGACGGGCTTCTCGCAGGGTGCGAGGAACCAGGCCGTCTCCGCCGAATCCTTGTGACTTGAGGTCCAAGCCTTTGCGGGCGGCGCGTGCGATGTAGGCCGGAACGTCCATCAGGTGTCGGTGTTGGAGTCCACTCCGAGCGGGTACTGCTCGGGCGTGATGACGTTCCCGTTCATCGACAGCCAGAACCGGTCACCACCGTCGTAGGGCTCAAGGCCTTCGATGCGTCGGGCCTCGTTCGGGCTACGAATACCGGACTCGATCGCAGTGCGGTGCGCGTTGAACCGGGACAGGGTGTCGGCTCGCAGGAACTCCTGAGTGTCGAACCGCAGGTACTTGGGTCGAGTCAGGAGCGACGAGAACGCTTCCTCAAGGCGACGCAGCCAGGGGAGGAGCGTGAACTGCACGAAGTTGATTCCGGCCTGTTCGACGTTCTGATACGTCTGCGAATCACTGGGAGCGCCAACCATGTGGGGCGGAATCCGGAAGATGCGGGCGATCTCACCGAGCTGGTACTGCTTGGCCTTGTCGAGTTCCATGTCCGCAGCGGACGTGGTGATCGGCCGCCACCTGAGCCCGTTCGTGAGGACCGCCGGCTTCCGATGCCGGTTGTGGGTGACGTTCCATGTCTCTCGCAGGGTTTGCGCCTGCTGTGGCGTGATGTCCTGATCCGTCTCCAACACCGACGACGGGGTGGCCCCTTCACCGAAGAACTGTGCCTCGTGCCGTTGCGCGGCGAGCGCAATACCGATCGTGGTGCGCTGCTCCTCGAGGGGACTGATGCCACGCAGGGCCTGCGCCGGCGTCCACCATCGGATGTGGAGAATGTTGTTCGGATCGACCTGCGCGCCTCGAACCCAGTAGCGCCGGTGATGCCAGTCCGTCGAGTAGACGGTCACGAACTGCGGATGCACCGGCGTGAGACCGATGGGAGCGTTCAGATCGTCTCGATCAACGATGAGATAGGCGTTGCCGTGCAACGCCAAGCTCGTCATCGTCTGATGAATCAGCTCGTACTGCGTGATCGTCGGACCCGGATTCACCAGCCACGGCGGGGTCTGCACGACCGTCTGCTGATCGCCACGCTTCTGGTAGATCGAGAACGGCAAGCCGGCGACCGAGTCAGCGAGCAGTCCGACACAGGACATGACGGCACTGATCTGCAGGGCCGTGATCTCGGTGACGGTCTCACCCGAGTAGTTGGTCGGGATGGTGTAGCCCTGCGCTGCCAGCGGATAGAAGTTGTCGGGCGGCGAGTTCTTGCCCCGCAGGAACAGGCTCATCGGTTCAGGCTCCAACTCAGGGCGAACAGACACAGCCCCAACACGATCAGGCCGGCCGGCATCCAGATCAACCACGTTCCGGCAACAACCGCACCGATCGCAGCAACCTCAAGGACGGTCGTGATGCGTTCCATCATTCGGGCTCACTCCACGGGTCAACGATCGCCGGAGCGAGGACCGGCTTCAAATCAGTAGCGAGCGCATCGAGACGCGCCTGCCATGCGAGGACCGCCGACACGGCGGCGTCAATCTTGTGCGGGGACCGATCCGTCTGCTTCACGAGCAGGTCGCCATGTCGAGACCGCTTGATCCGAGCGTTGAATACATGACGTGCAAGACGCCGATCTCCATCATGCGAGACCGTTGCATTCTTGATCGCTGCGGTCAGCGCCTCCACGGCCTTACCCATCTGATGCGCCCGATACGTTTCCCACGCCACGAGCTGCGACTCAGCGAACTCCAAGGACCAGCGGACCAGTTCCTCACGCCACCAGGGCGGATCGAAATAGCCTCGGACCACTCGATACGTTTCGCACGCCGACATGACGGCCGCATCAACCTCGGCCCTCGGAACAGCCCATTCGCCTGGCCCGTCGGGTTTCTCCCACAGACCGAGGACCTTGAGGAACCCGTCGGACACTCGACAGGCCACGAG